CTAGGTTCACTTCATTAACTAGTAGAATAGGGTTAATTGTGTATAGATTAGTAGAAGATAGCCGCCTAATTTTAATCAGTCCAGCAGTAGAAAGCAAGTGCATATAATTGGTTAGGGTTTTTTTACTGCATCCTAAATCCTTTCTGATCTTTGCGTATCTAGGAAAGCACTCGCCTTTCTTTTGATTTACATACTTTAAAAGCATTACAATGATCGCTAAAGCATAAGGCTTTCTGTTATCTGCCAAGCCTTTGTACCCAGGATGATCAAATAAACCAGTAGGTACTCTAATATGTTGCTTGTATTTTGCCATTAAATTAATGTTCCTTCTATTCTTTGTTTAGCAATATTAAAGTTATTAGGATTTAGTTCTATGCCAATAAAATTTCTATTAAATTTTTTACAAGAAACTCCTGTAGTTCCACTTCCCATAAAGTTATCTAATACAACATCATTATCTTTTGATGCTACAGTTAATATTCTATCAACTAAAGCGATTGGCATTTGAGTAGGATGAACTCTTTCTTTAGCAGAAATATTATGTGGTATATACCAAACAGAACTTAATGGATCTTTAATATCGCATTTATCATTTAAATAAATATCATTACCTTTTGATAAGTGATAAATTATTTCATAATCCAAATGAAACCTTGCTTTTGTGCTGTCAAATGAACCAGCATATTTCCAAATTATAAATGATTTGAATATTAAGTTTTGGAAACCATCTGTAAACTCTAACCAATGAGGAGTTCTAAGTGTTTTGTTTAGTGTCTTGCTTTTAATGTTAAAAAATATCTGACCATTTTCTTTAAGAACTCGTTTGTATTGTTTAAAAACATTATCCATAAATTCTGAGTATAACTTTAAAAATAATACATCTTTATTTTGTGCTGAATAACCTGCACCTGATATATCTTCGTATGGTGGTGAAGTAATAATTAAATCAACACTGTTGTCTGGTAATGTTGGTAAGACTTTTAAGCAATCATCATTATAAATCATGGTTTTACCTTATGTTTGCACACTTTATCATGTTGAATTTGAAGATCTAACATAACATAGTACCATTCTTCTTCTAAGATAGGCTCTAAAGTACCCTTTAAACCATTTTTAAGGGGGTACAGACGCTGAACTTTGAACTCTAGGCTATCCGTATCTGGTATAGGTTTATAATACAGCAAAAAACAGGGTATATTTAAGCCTTGTGCTATGGCTTCTACAACATTAGTATATTTCTTATAGTTTTTACCAGTATCATAGACAGTTTCAATAACTGCTAATGGTTTCCAACAAGGTTTATTAATACAAATAGGAACTGAATCAATATCTATGTAAGCAATATCATTACATTTATTTCTATGCCATTCGGAATAGAAGTCGCCAAACCCACCTACAAAATAATTATATCTAGCCATTTAATTCTGCCTCCATAATTGATAATCCAATTTGTCTTGCGATCTGTGGTACAATAGAATTGCCTAAAGATTTTATTCTGTTGGATCTATCTTTGTCCAGTTCATAGGATACCCCATTAGGAACTCCACAAAGTTCGGATTGAGTTTGCCACCAGGTTTGTTGTCTTTCAGAACTTGTCTTGCCATTGTGTTCTGAGATTTGTTTCCTAGTTTCCAAGTCGTGTTGAAGTTTATATCCTTGTGATCCCTCGCCATTGGAGTTGGATACATATTCTCCAAGTACAGCATTGCATCCGATAGTTTTGCACCGAATGTGTTCTCTGGTTTGTTTTTCTTTCTCAGTATGAAACCACCCTTCTCTGTCATCTCCACTCTTGAGCTCTGTTCCCCTCCCTCCACGCAGCCAGCTGTTGGAGTTGGAAACATCTTCACTGCCATTGATAATGGCATTCCCCCTTGACTGTATTTCTTCGTTCTCTCTGATGCTGAATCCTGTGTTGGTGTTGGGTACATATTCTTTGTTGGTTTGCCATACATCACTTGTTCCGATAGACTTCCTGGAGGCACTGTCTTTCTCCCTATCTTGGACCGGTATTCTTTTCTCTTCTCCATTGCCTCTTCTGATCTCACTGACATGTCTGTTGCTGTCGGAGTAAGCCATAATCCAGATTCGTTTTCGTTGATGCCATGCACCGATGCCTGAAGCTGGAATAATAATACATTGGCTTTTGAAACCTTCGTTTTCCAAGTCATTAAGCACCTGTCTGAGTACCATGCCTTCGTTGATATTAACAATGCCTTCAACATTTTCTCCAATAACCCATCTTGGTTTTGTTTCTCTAATGACTCTAAGCATTTCATCCCAGAGGTAACGATCATCTGCTGTTGATTTTCTTTTTCCTGCAACGCTGAATGGTTGGCAAGGAAATCCCCCTGTAACGACATCTGCTTGGTACTTTTCTCCTTTGACATTTCTTATATCCTCCTCAATGTTAATGTTGGACCAATGTTTCTTTAAAACCTTTTGACAGAATTTATCTTTCTCTACAAAGCCAATCGTTTCAAAGAAACCTGTTGATTCTAAACCTAAACTAAACCCACCTATACCAGAAAATAAATCAAGCGTTTTTAGTTTCATTCTTAGTTCTTTCTTGCATAAGTTCTATATGCAAAACCTGTATCTCTTCGTTTAATCTATCTATTTCTTTTTTAAGTATGATTATTTTTTCGTTATAAATATCAATTACATCTTCTACTTCTAATTGTTTTTCAATCATTAGTTCTCCAGTTTTTTAATAGATAAAATTACGCCACGAGGAATTACAACACAATCTCCTACGTCTAGACTGTCTGTATTAAAACTATATGTTGCAAAAGTTTTTACCCAATCTTTATTCTCTTCATAAAGATAACCTATTGTAGTACACATAGCAGGAACTAAGTCTTTTAAATCTTCCTCAGTATTCCATGCGTTGTCGCAACTGTTTATATCCAGCCAACTTATAATAACTTTATCAAAGTTTATGGGTTTCATACCAGCTTTCATAAAAGTTATTAGGTTGAATTGATCCCTTAGTTCTTTCAGTTATAACTTTCATAAACTTAGGGTGTGGAATACGCTGACAATTTTTCCATCTTAAAATAGTTACTGTTGGATTTGTTCCTGTTAATCCAAATAACTTTGCCAGTTCTTTATTGCTGAGCTTATGATCTTCTTGATACTGCGTTAGTTTGTGTTTCATTTAGTTTTCCTTTTTATTCTATTACCAAAGCAATCAAACATTTTGTGATACCTCTTTAATAATTTATTTAATTGTGATTTATTCTTATTCATATTTACCTCTCTGTTTTAAACCCTTATAAACCAATGTGGTTTCATGTCAATTATAATTATTGACATAAAGGTTATTATAAATAATATAGGTTAAAAAAATGAAAGGCTTAAAATGGTTATTGATTTAACAAAGAACAATTCTACAGCAGCTATAAAAAATATTGATGAGGATTTGGCACTCTCCTATTATTCTAAATTAGGATTGGACCACAGCTCACCATCACAAGAGAACTTATCAGATTCTGATTGGTTGGTTAGATACTGCCACTTCAATCAAGAAGATAGAAGACTAATGAACATCTCTTATCGTATGACTGCTGGTGTATCTATTGGTAGAGCATCACAAAAGTTCTTATCTAAATATATGTACGATGCTGAGAAGAAAATTCTTAATGAGAAAAAAGATTTAGATACTATCATCAAAGAAGAAATTTCAGAGTACGACAAATATCAAGCACACAACGAAGAAGATAAAATACAACACGAAGATACTAAAAATTATTTAACAGATATGATTAAGATAACAGTAAAAGCTGTTAATGATATTGGTTTAGGTGATGAGTCTGCCAGTGAAAGATATTGCTCACATAAATTTAAAGAATTAGTTTTACCAAAGATTGGTAGAATAGATTACGAAGATAATAAAAATAAATTTATAGAATTAAAAACAAAACACAGAAGCAAAAGAAAATCAGATACTAAAGCAGGTTTTAGTTGGATCAAAGGTTATCTTCCTAAACAACCTGATGTTAATCACGTTAAACAATGTGCTTTCTATTGGAAGGCTACTGGTAAGACTCCACACTTGCTTTATGTTAATCAAGATAGCTACAATGTATTTACTCCTGATACTTGCGAACTATTAACTCCTGAGTACATGGATTTCTTAGTTCAAGGTGATTTAATTAAAGCAAAGATCAGACAGAACTTAGTTTATCTTTGTAAAGGTAATCCATTTGAGATGGCTAAGTTAATTGCACCACCAGATTTTTCTGGTTTCATGTGGAAAGATATTCAAGAGGAGTATGTGCGTAAAGCAGCAAGTCTTTGGGACAATGTGTAGAAATATGGATATAAATTTTTATAAAAAAACTCATTATAAGATTATGGAAAGTTATAGGCATGATATTATGATGCGTAAAATTAAAGAGAGAGAAGATAAGTTATTTAGAAAAATGTTTATAAAGATATTATTAATTATTGTTATATCAATAGTGCTTATAACTTTAATTACTAGATGAAAGTAATTCTAATGATCATAATGATGAATGGCACAGTACATAATCTAGGCTATCAAGTAGAATCTTATGACGCTAGAACTTGCGATAAGTTATTTGACAGTGTAACTTACAAAGGAAAAACAAGTGGTAAGAATAAGGTAGGTACTTTCTATAAATCAAAAGAAGTATTTGCTCACTCTTGCTCAATAGAAAAAACAACTAAAGGAAACAATGAAAGAAAAAATAAAACAAGTTAATGATTTGTGTGCAGCCAATGGTGCATACATAAATCAACATGGAAAGAAAACTGTATCAGCTTGGTCTAAAGTTAAATACTTTAGAGAAGTATTTGGTACTGAGTTTGGAATGAATACTATGATTGTAGAACACTCCGACAGATATGTCATAGTTAAATGTTTAATCATGGGTTACGATCCTGAAAGAATTATAGCAACAGGTTACTCTAAGCAGTTTAGAGATAAGCCAGGTTATCTTGAGATAGCTGAAACATTTGCTACTACACGAGCTTTATCATTCATGGGAATTTGCTTGGAAGATTTGACAAGCAAAGAAGAGTACGAGGATTTAGAGATCCCAGTACAACCAATGAATGGAAAAGATACTACATCAGCCGCTACAAGATATGATGATGGTATAATTAATGAACTGATAAAGAAAGTTCACTACGCACCGCACACAGCGAAACTAGATTTCCTTTGGCGTGCCAACAGAGAACTACTTGATCAGATAAAAATAAAAGATCTCGCAACTTACAATTCTATTTTAAATAAATTTAATAGTAAGCGTGATGAGATCACAACTCAAAATGAGGTATAAATGAACGACCAACCAAAGAACAAGATCTATTTGAATCTTGTTCCAAACGTAAATAAAAAAGCAGGCGATAACCAACCAGTTATGGTAGCACCTAATTCTCCAAAAGCTCCAGAAGGAAAAAATTGGAAGATGAATGTGAACATAAATAATGAATGGTACGACTACTGTGCGTTTGATGGAACAGACATAGAAGGTAATCCAACAGGCGGTTACACTGTGATCTTAACAAAGAAAGAAGCACAAGCAACAGCAGGAGCAAATAAACAACCTGGATTTAAAGCTGGTGGATTTCAAAAGAAACCATTTACAAGCAATAAGTCTTTCGGTAATAGACAATACTAATAGTAGGTAATACTATTATTACCTCTATCCCTAGGGTTTTCATCAGGCAGTCATGCCTAACCCTTTCATTGTTTCCCTAGGGGTAGAGTAAAAAACAGAAAAGGATATACATGGTAAGCAAGTCAGACTTCATTGATATTGAAGAAAAAATTCAGAAAAGAATTATAGCAGAACGTAATCAAGAGTATGGAGATTACCAAGAAAACTTTGCATTACTTGCAGAGC